CTGAGCTGCTCTGCACTAAAAATCCCGTAGTATCTCCAGCTTTGATTTGAAGTGTTGCATCTGGACTAACTGTTCCTATTCCTACATTACCGCTCTCAAGAATTGTCAACCTTTCGGTGGTAGCACCTCCCCCATTAACTCTTGTTGATAGAGCTAAACCCGCCCCATAGTGCCCAGCACTAGCATTAGTTTTCTTTGCTCGTATACTTCCAAATAATGTTCTGGCCCCAGGACTTCCCAATTGGTATGTTCCCCAAAAATCAATCTTACCGCCAATACCCGCTGCGACAGAGGCGCTATCAGCAGCAATTATTTGTGTGCCAATACCAGCGACCTCTAAAATAGCAGATGGGCTATCTGTTCCTATACCAACATTGCCTTCTTTAGTAAGAACGGCTTTTGTAGTAGTTCCTGATTGGAAATAAAAACCACCAGTAGCCCTCAAAAACATTTGGGCAGCAGGAACAGTGACTATGGATGTATCAGTAGTGTTTAAAACAAGAGAACTAGCAGAACCTCCTATAACCCCAAGACTTGAGTTACTACCAGCGCCGTTTCGGACCTCAAGATCATAAGTAGTAAGAGAACTTCTATTTATTCCAACACGATCTGTAGAGGCATCTACGAATAGAGTGTCTGTATCAACCGCTAGATCGTCACCGATTGAAATAGATGTTGTTGTAGTGTTTCCTCTGTCGGTAACAGTTTGTAGAGTATCTGCTTCGGCAGCAGACCCTGTTGAGACTGGAACTCCACTAACTAATAACCCCTGTGCGAACAGACCGCTGGTTGGAACATGAACGCCACCAGCGAAATCCAAAGTGATAGTATGAGACCCGCTAGATATGTGATTTCGGTCTTGTCCATCAGCTAAAACGGTAGCGCCATCAATACCATCAGGTATTTGAGCTTTCCGACCACCTGCGATACTATAATCACCATTAACCTCATTAGAAAAGCCACCAATACTAGCACTATAAGCTCCAGAGACTGAGTTCCCCGCGCCCCCTAAAATAGCACCCCCTTGAGGTGGGCCATGAACTACATTTGTCCCACCAGCACCGACGAAACCAAGAGTAGCAGAAATTTGATTGTTAGTGCCTCCTACTATAGTCGCACCATCTGTAGAGCCAGTTATATCATTTCTATCTCCACCACCAATGAAGTTACTATTGCCGCCAAATATTTTATTTTGAAATCCACCGACTATTGTAGATACTAAAGTAGATCCAGTAATTAGGTTATCTTGCCCTCCTCCTAAGAAATGAGCAGTCCCTAAAAATATATCATTATTATCACCACCTACCGATGTAGAAAAGTTTGTTCCTGTTACGGTAATACCAGAGCCTCCACCAATAAATCCAAACCCACATCCACTAAGCTGATTACTCATTCCACCAGCTATCATGTTATAGTCACCAGAAATTGTGTGACCACTACCAGCTACAATTGCACAGCCAGTAGATAAAAGAATCGAATCATAAGCTGATATGCTAGATTTATTATATGTTAGGTCAAAATCAGCGTTACTAGTTTTAGGATTGGTTCCGATAGTTAGCTTAGAAGGTTTAATAAGACTTGTTTCTCCATCTTCTGGGTCGAAAACAAACTTTTCATCAGAGCCAGCTTCATTCAAAATCTTTTGCTTACCGACAATCTCTAATTTAGAAGAGGGCGTAGGTGTTCCTACACCAACTCTATTATTAGTGCCATCTACAAATAATGCGTGAGTATCAGTATCGCTTTCGACTCGAAAATCTCTACCACTACCACTTTCATTAAAAACCGTGCTACTACAATCAGCTTGCATGGCATTTGCGCTACAAGCTTCAATAATTATAGTATTATTAGTAAAAGATATTTTAGTATCTGTATCACCATCATGTCTTATAGAATCACCAACGTCTAAAGTGGATCCTACTGTAATACTATTAGTGGTGGTTGAGCCACGATCTGTAACAGTCTGTAAAGTATCAGCTTCAGTTCCACCGCCTTCTCCAGATACTAAATAAAGTTGACCAAAGGGGTCTGTTATTCTACCGCTTATTCCAGATCCTGAATAGGTGTTTGCAAATATAGTTCCTCCTTGAGAACCATCATCAATACTAAGTTTAGCATTAGGGCCAGAGATTGTTTGTTCTCCACCGTTACCTAAGAAAAGTTCGTTCCCAACTGGTTTAGCTTCTATTCTGTATGGTCCAATAGAGAATATGTCAGTATCTATAGCTACATCACTCTGGGTTCTAAATTTAAAGTAAATGTCTTCTTCTACATTTAAATTAGATTTATTATAATTACCAAAATCACTAGGATATAGTCTTACATGTTGACCTTGTGTTTGATTTAAAGGAAAATCACCTAAGAAGTTTCCTCTTGTTAAATTAAAACCTGTTCCAGTATTAGAGGCGTAAACAGCTAAGTTAAGGTAGTTAGTATAACTAGGATCTTCGTTAAAGAATAATTCAAGATCAATAAATCCTGATACCCCAGTGTTATTTATAGTGCCTTGGCTAAAACCTTGTATCGCTTCGTCTCTGAGTGTTATATTTGTTATGCCACCAGTTTCTATACTGACGTTGCCAGTAGATTGATTTGATTGAGATATTCCAGATGCAGTTACAGTTACTTCATTAAGAGACAGAGAGTTACCGAACAAGAAAAAGTCCGATGTATGACTATTACCATCACTATTAACGATCTCGGTTCTTATACCGAAATTTCTAGTATGAGTCCCAAAAACATCTACATTATCTTGATGAGTAAACGTAAAAGTAGGTGATGTAGTTATTTTATAATCATTAAAAACTACTGAGCCATTTGAATCTAAGATACTTATTCTTGATCCACTTATAAAGTTATCAGCTGCTACTTGAGCAGCAGTTGTCAAAGGAACTCCTTCTCTGTTAAGTATTTGACTTGATATTGTTACGTCACTATTTAGGTAAACACCGCTGCCAGTAGTTATTTTTGTTAAATCTCCAGTATCAACTGTGAAAATAGGTTGAAACTCTCTTATGTTTTTTGTTGTAAAAGTCCCCTCATAATAACCACTTGCGGAAATGTCACCAGCAGTTGTCCCTATGCCTATTTTACCTGTAAGCCTTGTAGCTCCTGCGCCCTCATAAACAGCGTATAATGCGCCACTATAAGTAGTGTCTTTTTGTATTAATAAAGTGTTAGTTCCTATGCCTACAAACCCAGTCCCTTCACCACGTATGTCTCCTATTGGTGTAGCATAATCACCGAGGATAGCAGGGTCACCACCTAAGACGGTTCCTGTGGATGATATATATTCTTGAGCACCTGGGACAAAACTAGGAACAAGAGACTCTGCCATCGGACTACCGATATCAGCTCTTGAAGCTACATGTAAGAATCTAACGTCCTTCCAATTATTAGCGGTAGCAGCGCTTCTATTTATACCACCAACTCCAGTTGTCCCAGTTGCATGGTCAAAAGCTGAAGCTCCATATATGATAGCGCCCTCTTCTTTTGTGACTCTTAATATATTATAGTGTGGGTCGCTCATTTTATAATATCGTTATCTTTTCAATAAATGATCTGTTAAAAATTAATGCATCATCATAAACTACAAAAATGCCTGAACTATCATACTCGGAATCAAAATAAGCGTCACTTGCATTATCTCTACCTTTGTTTCCTAAAGCATTTACACTATATCTAAAAGAGCCTACCTGCGACAATCCATTGAACTGAAATAAAGTATCTGTTGTGTTAGTGGTTGCTAGACCCCCATTCGGAAGATCTAACTTTACATTGTATCCTGTGCTGTTGCTAACTGCTATCCACTGTCCACTTATACTAAAGGTAGAATCTGCTTCATTAGGAATACCACTTGTGACAATAGTTAATGTTGGAGCATCTAGTGTTTTATAAGTAACACCATTAATAGTTTGAGCAGTTTGATAACTAAAAGTATTTGCAGGGTTTTCTATGCTGATATTATCTTCTATAAGTCTGTATTTACCTGTATCATATTTAGTAGCTGTAACTAAATACTCATTAATATTTTCCTCCTGCATGGAGATTACTTTATATATGAAAGGGTCTGCATTTTTTATCTGCAATCTAGCAGCACTACCTACTTTTATAGAATTTAATATTTCAGGTTTATCAAAACCTGATAGTAAACTTCCATAATTATTTAAACCTTCTGCTTCTAATTGTGAAGGAGTTGAAAATATAGTTGTAACACCTAGTGTCGCTAATTGATCTGGCCTTATATTATCTAAATCAGATTCTAATGCGCCCCTCTCTGACCTACCAATATAAGCTTGAGGATTAAAACCATAAAAAGAATATTTTTTGGCAGCGTTTGTAGTTCTTCTGTCAGCTTCAGAAAAATCAAATTCTACAAATTTACCAGTGCCTACAGCAGCTAAAGTGTGATCTCCTGTTAGTTCTGATATTAAATTTCCAGATAATAAAGTAAAAGCGCTTTTGTCTCCTTCAGCCGTATGAGCTACACCAGAGCCAAATACCCAGCCAGTGACTCCTGTATGAAAGTATAAGATAGTGCCGCTAGAGGGTGTTCCAGTATAGGATGCATAATTTTGATACCGTGGGTCGCCTTGTGCCCCAGTTGCATCTTCATAACCTTGCGTGTATCCAGAAAATGAATAAGTTCCTGTAAATCTAGACCAAGCAACAGTATGATCTTCTCCAGTTACCTCTAGTTCAGCATAACGAACTCTATTTAAATCAGCAAAACCTGTTTGTATTTCTAATTGTGAATCGGCTCCAGTTGGATTGTATACAGTTAGTATAGCATTAACATCCGTGGTGTTAGCAGTATTACTTACCCTAATAGTTTGATTCGTAGAGTCTACCGCTAAGACTTTTCCATAATTAGTTATATTTGTTTTTAAATCATCCTCAACTATGACTAAATCTCCAGGTTTGCATAGCAGACTTTCTAATCCAGCAGTAAAAGCAACAGATTGATTTTCTTTTATTTTAGAAAAAATTTGGTGTTGAGCTACACGGCGAGCCATTGCTCGGGACGTTATTCCAACGCCTTCAATTCTTTTCTTAAATATACCTTTTTCTTTTATGTTGTCTTCGTCCTCTACGACCTCTATTTTAGGAACAAAGTTGTCGAAACGATCATTAAATGCTACCTCAATAGTATTGAATTGCTCGTCTCTCCTATTATTGGAATAGAAAAACAAACCATCTTTAACAGTTTCATTAGTAAATATATTTACAGGATTTCTAGGTCTATCATCAACAAAACTAATTGTAGTATCATTAAAGAATACTCTACCTCTAAATATTGCTGCTATTGTATTTATTGCGTCAAATATTTTTTGACCTTGGTCGAATACTATATTACAAGAGAATCTTGGTTCCTTACCACCTCGTCCATCACTGACCCCCTTAAAAAAACCAAGATCATCAACAGCATCACAAAATCTACCTATGTTGTATAGTTCCCAAATATTTATATTGCTGGGGTCAATGTGAGTCCCCATCCCATATCTATTATTTGTAAGTAAATCATATAAAATCCAAGCGGGGTTATCTGTCCAGTGCAGACCATCCTTTAAAGACCCATCCCAGTCACCGTCATAAACTAATTTATTTTTTTTATCAGTTGAGTTGAATTCTTCACTATTATTGTAATATCTTTTATCTTTACCATTAGGCAGGATTGGATGATAGTTACTTGGTATTTTGACTTTTTTGAGCTTACAATCAAAAGTCCTTCTAGGTATCGCTGAGAAAGATTTAGAGTCTAGTTTGGTTCCTACAATAGATGAAAAAGGATAGGGCAAAGGAGTATCAATAATTTCAGTTACTTTATCTACAGAAACTATTTTATTTATAAGAACAGAATTAGTTTCAAAAGATAGTTTTGTTATTTTAACATATCTTTTAACGGTGCTGTCAGCGTCAATAGTGCCAGCTTCTATACCTGATTCACCATCAGCGCTTAGTATGGATTCTTTATTAGTTATAGCTGGCGGCAGCTCAAAACCTGCGTTTAAATTAGTATCACTACCATCTAAATTTACCACATATTCTCTGGATGAATCGCCTCTGTAATCTGGGTTACCTATGTCAATGATAGTCCCTCCTTCAATTAGAGCCACTATCCTATAATTATATGTTCTGTAAGGCTCTTCTAATCCTTGCGAACCCTCCGCAGTAATACCTAAGCTACCTGTTTCTACTCTTATATTAAGAACAGCTGGAAACTTAGAAGCGATATCCATTTTCTGATTATCAGAATCTTTAGGAGTCACTTCAAAAGTAAGAGTGTCGCTAAGATTGGAGACATTTAAAGAAATAAAAGCTCTATTTACATTTGGATTATAGACTGTATGTATGACAGAAACTGCGTCCTCATTCCAACTCACTAAAGATCTTTTAGCCCACTCGGAATAATTTTTTGGTATTTCATCAGACCCAGTTCTCCTTTCGTCATCACTACCCTCTGCCACTGGTAAGCCATCATCTCCCACCGTTAAGTTAAAATTTTCTGCTGTATCCCTTGACAAAACCTCACTCTTGGTGAGCATATCTTCGTTCATAGAGATCCTTTGAGGGGCAAATCTTTGAGTTTTAGAAACTTCTGGAGATGATAATGTGCCAGATGCAGATTTGTCTGCGTTAAATGCTCCAAATAATTCTCTTTGATATATATGATCAATAAATACAGTTTTAAAATAAGATAATGGATTTTGATACTCTGACCCCTCTCTAAACTCAGCTAATACGTTTGAAAAATTGAATTTTAAATCATCATAGTAATATTCACTAGCTATACCTAATGGCAGTGTAGTTTTAGTATATTTAAAAGATTCTATATCTTTTATTAATCTATATATTTCTTCGTCTACTGAGTAAGTATATCCTCTTTGATAAAAATCAGAATTAGCTCTTTGTAGGCCAAATGAATCAATAGCTTCACGCACATCTGCTGATTGATTAAGAGTTTGTAAATGATCTAATAAATTGATGCTTACAGTAGAAATTTGTAAAGGTATTTTAATTAATACAAAACCTGTGATGTCACCTGTTAAGATCCCGTTGTCATCTATTGAAGGCGAGGTAACGTCAAAAAATGTTACTCCTCTACGCTCAAGTAATGTTTGAAGAGCGTAACCAAACTCAGTGCCAAAAGGTCTTGTAACCATATTTTCTAATATGGGTAAACCTTCATCATCGCTGCCAGCTTTTATATCTGTATTGGCTAAACTGCTATTACCAGTCTCACTTACTTTAGCGACAACTAAAAGACAGGGATTCTCTTGATCTTGCTGTTCTAAATTACTTACAGCTGTAGTTAATAATTCTTCGTTACCAAGATTAGCCCAATCACCTAAGTTCGATAATGCTCTGGTAGCTAATTGTAGTTGTATTTTAGCGGGTTGTCCTGCGACAAATGCGAATCCAGGTTGTCTAAGAGATTCCTCACGCTGGAGGCGCAAACTATTAAGATCATCATTAATAAATTCTAATGTTCTCTCTATTGACTCAGAAAAATAAGAATAAGAACCTAAAACCGATCCCCAATCGCTCCAGTGATGATCTTCTCCGAAAGGGTTTTCTCCGTCACGGGTCTCTGTGCCTCTAGAATAATAATTTAAGTTTAAATTTGTATATAAACTTATCATTAATTTTGAACTCGAAAGATTTGCCAAATCCATCCAGTGAACACTTTTATGATCGCTAGGTAATCTTTCAGTATAACTGAATCTGGCGTTATCGTCATCAAGACTTGTTAATCGGTCATTATTGTAAAATGCAAAAAATTCTTTATTGTCTACCCTGTCTTTTATAAATGCTCGCAACCCAAATCCCTCAGTGTTAACTTTTCTGATAAATGCATTTCCTTCGTCAAGACCAATTGTATTGACTTCTTTGGATTCTTTTCTGTAATATAATGAGCAATCAGGCCAAGCTTGAGATTCTAAATTAGGAGCTGTCCCATCATCAGAATTCAAAGCAGAAATACGTGCATCTCTAGATCTTTCATCAGCTAAACCTAGTTCTCTAAAAAATCTTTTTAGATTAGTCACAGCTGTATTAGTGCCGTTACTTAAAACACAATTTAGAATTTCTGCTGCTTCTAATTCTACATCGGGGAACTCTTGATTTAATTGTGGTTTATTACTAACGGCGACAGGAGTATCATCTAAATAAATGCCTTGTAATATTCTAATGCCTTTTAGCAATTGTCCGTCTTGATCAACTAAGCCTTCAATTGGACCATCGCTGATTAAGTCAATAGTTTCAGCAAAACTATGAGATGCACCATATTGTAGTTGTCCTAATATTGGGGGTTTGTATACAGGAGGTTTAGGTTGATTGCGATTTCTGCCACCACCAGCTATGCTAAGTTTTTTAAGTATATGACTCATATCACTATCCTTGGTAAGCTGCCCCTTGACCGTCACCTTCTTCACCTAAGAATAGTGGTCTCTCTTGTCTAACATTAGTGTTGACAGCTACTTCTCCCTCAGATCTATTATCAGTTAAAATATAATTAGGATCTGAGTATTGAGGATATGATTTTATTGTAGCTTGTATAACTTGCGTTCCGACTTTTAACCTCCCATATCCTATAGGGACTGGTGCTCCTTGACTTGCCACATTGACTCTATTACTAAATATCAAAGATTGAGTGTTAGCCCTAGCCTCGACCTCTAAGGCATCTATCTCTGGTTTTGGAGTTAAAGCGTAGGTAATGGTGGCAAATAAGACTGCGAAGAAAAGCTTTTCAAAAAGTATGGCGAACTCAAAACCACTAGACCCAGCGATTAATGGCACCAAATCAATTCTTTTCGGATTTTGAAAAGACTCCATGTGAGATGGATCTGTTAGTCTGTTTTGGTTTATGATTATTTCATACCCTAATCCTTGTTTTTGTAATTCTACTAGTTTGCTAATAAAACCGCTTCTATTGCAATCAATGGCTTGCAACACATGTTTAGGATTACCTATGTTTAAAACAAAGGTATTACCATACTCCTCTCCTAGCGCACCATGTATTTTTACAAGTGTCATTTTACAGCCTTAATCCTCTCTAGTTTATTTACATCTCCTTCTATGGTTTTGGGTGAATAAATATTTATTTTTTTTGTATTCAGGCTATATATTAAAAATGCTTGCCTACAATTATCTGCCATTTTGATATCAAAATCTGACTCTTTTTCATCACCATTTATATGACTATGAAAAACAGCGACCATATTGTAATCTTCTTTAAACAACAAATAACTTAAAGGATTTATGAGAAAGTAATTAGCGGGGTCATCAGACACATTTCTTTCTAATTGAACTACATATTGCTGTGTTTTTGTGTCAAAACCCAAAAAACCACAGATTTCTCTAGTAAAATTTTTGTGAGCTATCTCTTTTATTTTATGCAGCGCAGATTTTTCTCCTTTAATATATTGAAGAGTTTCTTTCATAACTAAATCCATCAGTTCCTGGGTAACCACCAAACCGTGGGAATGGTGATGTTTCGTTTGATAATAATATTTGAGGTGCTTCTTGGTAGCTTTCCTCTATCGCCGAGAACACACCGCTACCAGTTAAGTGAAGCCCATAAGGTTGAGTAGCATCTGAGTGAGTTCCTGTCGCTATCCCATGAATATCTCTGAGGCCATTACCTATACTAGTATGACCAGTTGTGCCGTCCCACCACGCCACCAATCCATTGCCAGTTATGGAAGAGAAAATCCCTGTGCATTCGTAATAATCGCGAGGTGCAACATCAAATTTGTTAGCTGTCTCTGTTTCATTAGGCGTTCTTATAATCTTGTATAAGAAATCTAGTTCATCAGAGGTTAGTTTCCTGCTCCATATAGCCCAAGGCCCTATAGCACCATTGATAGTAGATATAAACGACTCAGCGTTTGTCTCGAAACCGCGATTACCGAATCTTTTTTCCACTGCACCCAAGGTAAATGTTTGAGGAAAGCAGGGCGCAGAATCACCCGCTGTAGTGACTAAATTTGATCTACTGTTCAAGCTGGCGAAGTTACCATTAATTAAATCCCCTTCAACAGCTGTTTGTTGTTGAGAAGGCGGTATTGGTAAATTATTAACTTTTATCGTTAAGCTTGTGTCCAAATTTCTAACTGATAATTCAGGAGGGATCGGGGTTGGATTTGCTAAACCATCTAGAACTCCTTGCACTCCTGTTTCGTGAGTTATTGAATACTGTTGCCATTCTCTGCCAGCTCTCCACCATCTCGCGCCCCTTTGAACTGAATTTAACATATTAACTTCAGCATTCACGGGTGTTCCTTCAGCAGTTGGGTTTTCTATTTGAGATAGGTGGAATGAATCAATGTTTCTATTATGTAGAGCTACTTTATTAGAACCACCGATATTAATAAATCTAGCAGTCGGGAAGTTGCCGTCATCTCTTGTGGTTGTGCTGAATATTCCTGCATCTATTGGGCTGTTTACATTAACATTTGCCCATCCAACTACACAGAATTCACCAGTCATTATCCCAGTAAGCTCACTTTGTGTGCTAAAAAATCTACCAGAATTGATTGGGCCGATGTAAGATGTGTTACTTTTCGCTCCTTCTAGTTTAACGCCACTAAAGCCCGTTTGAATATTTTGGCCCTGTATAAAAGATAGATTTGGGTTATCGTTAAATCTTTTCTGGCAAGCGCTAAATTTTTTAGTGCATCCATCTTTTTGCCAAAAACTCGGATTACCCTCTGGAATTTGTGCGCTATTACCACTGACGCAAACGTAAACTGTTTTTAAAGGTGTTCCTGCTATTGAAATAGTAGGACTTTTTACATAAACTGTGTCCCCAGCTTCATAAAGATTTGATGCACTCCATTCAGCAGCAGGATCAAAAAAGAAATCTAATTGAGATTCTGGACCAGATGGATTAGGATTTAGAGACTTTCTGTATTTAGGTGCTATCCCAGTCCCGTCGATGTTACGAAATGGACTGCCATCTTCTTGCTCTATAGGTTGACCCTCATATCGACAACCTTCTCCTCTATATTGCCAGTAACAAAATTTAGAAACAACTCCTCTAGAGTTAATGCTAAAGCTTTCTAAATCTAAAGGCGAGTTCAATTCAAACTCTACAAATAATTTAGATTCTGATATTTTTCTACCAACTATCCATTCTTGGTTTGTTAACTCTGCTTTAGGATCTGCCACACCAAAAGGATTACCTCCATCGAAATTTTCATCATCTAAAAATTTAACAGATACTCTTTTTCTTACGAACTTAGCATTTACAAAATCTTTGTAGTTTTGCAGAAAATTTGTAACAATATTGTTTTTATTAGTTACTTTTACTTTCGGCCTAGCCAGCTGACCATCAGCTAAAATATCAAAACCATCTGTTTCAATTGCTAGAGGTAAATACTGAACTCCTTGCCAAACTAGAGATTTGTCATATAATGTTCCACCATGAAAACCTAAAAATAAAGTTGGCTTATTTATCCTGTCTGGGAAAACTCTAAATAACTCTAATACGGCTGTGGGTTGCAAATCTAAAAGACTCTTAGCTACTTTGTTTTTACCCTCTCCCGCCATATCTAGAATTACACCTTATTTTTATATTATATAATAAAGAAATGAAAATTACACACTTAAGCAAAACTGAAGAGGTTTGGCCTTTTTTTTATGATTTCTGTATAAAATCTAAACCTTATGATTTTTGTTCTATACCCTCGAAGAAAATTAGAGATAAAAAAATAAGAAACAGTTTTGAAGATTATAGTGATTGCATAGTTTATAAAGCAGAATATAATGATAAAGTCATGGGTTTTGTTTTTTTAGAGGAAGAAGATTGCTGTCTTGATGTCAATTTTATTTTTGGTGTCAGAAAAAACTTTACAAGTCCTAAGTTAATTGCGGCTGCCCATGCCATTTTTGATGACGCTTTGATTAAATTTAACAAAAAATACTTAAAAAGTCAGGTGAGAAGGACATTTAAAATAGAATCATACATAAAATGGGTTGACAGATATGATAAAAGGGCTATTATACTCACAGATGACAAAAAAACAATAGTTTGGTGTAATTCAGATCGGATGAGTGTAATATTTAAAGTAGTCGGTGCTAATAAAGCCACAGAGCACTTGATGGGTAAAGAAGCAGAAATGGGGCTTACGAGAAAAGGCCCTA